TATCTGCACAGGGGAAAAGGTGGTGAGGAAAATAAAGCTATAGGAAAAGTAAAAGAATGTTTCTGTACTAGTGTGCAGGTTGGATATACACCTCATGGTCAGTATGCAACTTTCCCTGACGGAAGAATGGCATCCTACTCTTTAACCTTAGGATTTAAAGAACTTGAACCAGTCTTTAATAGTGATTACGTTAATGATAGTGATCAATCAATAGGTTTCTAAGATGTCAAATTACTTTAGTCGTTTACCAGATTTTGAATATGTCAGCAGACTTCCAGATGCGAAGATCTCTGATTATATTCGCGTCAAGAATTTATTTAAGAAAGGAGTATTGAGAGAGGATATCTTTCAAGACTTAGCATTCTTCACTAAGTATGATATCAGAGGAAATGATAGACCTGATAATGTTTCTTTTGATGTGTATGGGAGATCTGACTTGGATTGGTTAGTTCTAACTGCGAATAACATTATTAATGTTCAAACAGAATGGCCAATGTCTCAAGCAGACTTTGATCGATATCTATTAGATAAGTATGGGACATATGAAAAAATGAATGCCACTCACCATCACGAGACTATAGAGATTAAGAATACTGATGGGGTGACTATTGTTGCTGCTGGATTAAGAGTGGAGTCTGATTTCTCTGTAAATTATTTTGATCATAAACTACAGCAAGTTGTTACTGCAAATTCTATTACAACAGAAGTAACTAACTATCAGTATGAAGAAAAACTAGAGAACGAAAAGAGACATATATTCATTCTTAAACCATTCTATCTAAATGTTGTGCTTGATGATTTAGAAGAAATGATGATATACGAAAAGGGTTCCACTCAGTATCAGAGTGAAACCCTTAAGCGTGCTGATAATATCAGACTTTACGGTTAATTATTCTTCTGCCAGTTTCTGGAAGTAAGATAGAGCATCATCTTCATCTGAGTCGGCAGACTTGGTTGGAGTGATGTCTGGTGCATTGAAGTCTGCTGCAGGAGCTCTGCTAGACTCAAAGTTGGGAGTGAAAGAACCGCGACCTTCACTTTCATCTTCCAGTTCTTCATCCACAGGACGACGGGAAGACTTCTTACCCAGAACCAACTGTAGACGATTGTCCAGTTGCTCATAGGTCTTGAACTGATCTGATGCTACCAGGGCAGCAAGAGAATATTGCTTCTTCCAGATGGTCTCCAGGGCATCATCATCATCTAGAAGAGGAGTGACGTTACCAAACTCAGAAGCATCGTAGTTCCAATAACCATCTTTCTTCTTCAGTTTCAGTTTGAAGTTAGCACCACCCCAGAAGTCAAAGGGATTGATTGGAGTCTCATCCTCAAACTCAGGTTGCATTGCTTCCATGATCTTATCAAAGATCTTCTTACCAAACTTGTAAAGGAAGACTTTACCTTCATTTTGTGGGTTTGCTTTGTCCTGCACAACATAGATGTTGGCATAGTAGGACAACTTACGCTTTTGCTTACGAACAGTGTCCTTATCAGAATCGAGACCGCTGTTCCACAATTCGCGATTATATTCTGACAGGGGATCCTTCTGACCCAAAGTGGTCAGGGAATTTTCAATGTACCATCCACCAGGACCTTGGAAGGCGTGGGAGTACATCTTTGCCCAGGGAAGTTCTTCTCCCTCAGGGGCAGGAAGGAAACGGATAACTGCATATCCATTACCGGTTTTATCCATTTCTGGTTTCCAGAGACGGTCATCACCACCACCGGAAGTATTGTTCATCTTCTCAACTTCTTTTACCAATTTAGAAGTAAGAGATCCCAGAGAGGATTGCTTTTTAAGGTCTGAAAAAGACATAGGATTACCTTGGATTAATTAGATTTGGCTTGTGTGTACCTTGTTATTCTACAGGTCAGAACCCCTAGAGTCAACCTGTTTTTTCATAATGTCAAGCATGGAATTCATGTTGTTAAACACAACATTCATATCAACACTAGGAGGAAGTCCCATTTCGCGAGCAGAACTTAGCATATCATGCCTCATCTGTTTTGCTTCTGGGTCATCAGATAAACTCAGACGAGTCCATATGATCTGTTGCTTTTCAATCAGTTTCTCTAGGAGACTGATATGATGCAGTTTGTCCTCATTGGACATGGCAGGGAATTGAAACACACTAGAATAAACTTCTTCCTGAAGTTCTTGCACTTCAGCAAGTTCAGCACGAACGACTTCTGATTCAAAGAAACTCATGTTACCCTACTACAACCTCCTTAAGAATTTTTTTATAACGCGGTACATCAATATTTAGGAATGGAGAATACTTTTTCATTCTCATGCTGACGGTTTCCCACACTGGATCTGATAATTTATCATTCCAATCTTTTCTAAAACCAAGTATTCTATCAAGAATAACAAGAGTTTCAATTGATATATCATCTCTTAGATATGATTTTAAAATATCTGGATGACGAGAACCATCCATAGAAAACATAGCATCAAAATTATTATCAGAAAAGATTTTTTCAACCTCTTCTTTAAACATGTATGACATTGACTGAGTTCTTTTCTTCCATGAAGTGTATCTACCTTCACCTTCGCGTATCATCTCTCCTATCCAAAGTTTACTTGGATCAGTACAGGTAATAAAGTTAGATACAAAGAACTCTACAACTTCTTTATCATCTTTTCCCCTGGCAAGTTTTTCAAACCAGAATCTGTCTTTTCGTTTGTAGAATGATTGAACAGTTGCTCGACTTTTACCGCAATACTTATGATAGTCATATTTTTCTTTCGTGAAGTGATTCTTCAACGAAAGATACTGCTTATAGGCATCAAAGGGCATCATCAAAAAAGTAATATGGAAGATTTTTGCCGGAAAATTTTTTCCGATAAAAATGAAATCAAAGGGGTAATTTGGCGCGAGAACTTCGCTTTAAGAAATTAAGTTCCATTGCCTCATATTTAATCTTTTCCTTCAACGGTTTTGAGATTAGTTTAGGAACAGATTCTAAATCAATACTATTTTTATCACAGAAGAAAATTATAGCATCAATGTAAGTCATATTGGTTTCTCCATGCACAAGGGTCTCGATCTCTTGTGCGAAACGAGCAGGGCAGAAGAATTTACTTTCTAATACTTTTTCTAGTTCATTCTCCATTCTTTGTCCCAGTATTGTGATGTACAAATTCTTTAATATAACGAACTAGAAGTTTAATATAGTCCCCTTTGTTTCTTTTGTCAAATACTTTAACCTCACCACCAGGAGTAACCATGATGGTGATGAGTTTTTTAACAGGGATACTAGTAAGTTCGTAATAAGCAGAAGCGTAGAACATTTCTTGTACGAAATAGTTCTCCAACCACTTTTCAGGTTTGATTTTTTCAGATGTCTTGAAATCGATGACTGCCAGTTCTCCTTCGTACTCTGCAATGCAGTCAACTCTACCCGCTAGACCAAGGTACTCGGAGTATAGAGTCCTCTCTATAGCGTGTACATTATTTATCTTATCTAGATATGGCTTTGCATGATGAAACATAAACTTGGTCAGAGGTCTAAACTCATCCCAGTTTATTTCTTTGTTCAACATATAAAGTTCTGTTGCTGAGTGAAAATCAGTTCCACGAGCAGTTGCTTTCTTGGTGATACGATTTGCTTCCTCAATACCAACTCGCTTACGCCAGTCAACAAAGATCTGTCGGTTATAGAAAGAAGTTACAGAAGTAATAGAAGGCACCCAGTCTCCATTAGGAAGATTATAGAGACGGATGCCGTTTGTTTCTTTCTTGTTTAATTCAAGTTCACCGAGATAATTATGATGAATAAAACTCATTTCACATAGTTTCCATTTTAGCAAGCAGGTATTCCTTCACAAGTCCAGAGCGAACGATATCGTCAACTCCAAATTCAATAATATCAATAGAGGGCATGATACGCAAAATTTTCATGAAGTCTGCAATACCAGTTCTCTCAGCGGATTTAACAAGGTCGGTCTGGGTAGCATCACCGCAGAACATGATCTTACTATTTTCACCTACACGAGTGATTATACTATCAAGTTCGTGATAATTCAAGTTCTGGAATTCATCTACAATGATGACAGCATTATCAAGAGTGGTTCCGCGAATGAATGAAGTAGACCAGAATGAGATAGTTCCTTGTGTTTTAAGATTGCCATAGAGCATCTCAAAGTCTGCATCTGTAGGCATCTCAAACATAAACTTTACCATGTTCTTATATGGAATCTGGTAAAGAGATGATTTATCCTCATGATCTCCAGGCAAGAATCCAATCTCTCTAGTAGCAACAAGAGATCTTACAAGATAAATTTTTTCATACGGTGTTTTCTCATCCAACACATCTTTCAATGCATTATAGAGAGTGATAAAAGTTTTACCTGTTCCTGCACAACCATATGCTACGACATTTTGATTGTTCTCGTAGCAGCGGAACAGTTCTTTTTGATTATCTGTTAATGGTTCAATGGACCTCATTAGGTCCTTGTTGATTGGTTTCTTTCTTTTCATATGCTTGTTGCTCATTCCGAATGGAACGATTGGTGTAGGAGACTTCTTTTTTGCAGGCATAGACGGTAGAAATCAGATAGGGCGGACGTTGGAACCAGGCATCTTCGATGCCCTGTGTAGGACATCGTTCCAGCCGGGGTGAGATTTTTTGAGTTTGTCATAAACCTCTCCAACCTCACCACAACCGGCGACACCTGCTCTCCAATCCTTATCCCATCCTGGGTTCTCGTCTCTCCACTTAGCGTACTCGCTCATCGTCATGGAGAGTTCTTTCTTCTCTTTCGTCTCTAAGTTAATAACAGGGTATAGTGGCATAAACCTCAAGTATTAGTGTAAATATTTATGAAACCCATTCCATTGCCTCAGCAACGGCAGGAAACTGTTCACAAAAAATCTTCTTAGCACCAAGGGCAATGTCCATATGCTCTTTCTGTGTTCCGTTTGCAGAACGCAAATCGATATAATGGATCCATGACCTCACTGAGCCCGTCATGTAGATTTTTGTGGGCACGGCGAGCGGAAGCACAAAACGAGCACACTCCTTTGCAATCGATGCATCAAGCATTTGCTTATAGAGTTTCATTCCTTCTTCAAAGTGTCGCTGCATTTTGATCTGAAACTCTTGACGAATGAAAGGATCGATATCATCAATCGAATTCTGACGATTCTTGGTGTCTTGTCTACGTAGTTCTGGAAGTGGAATTTCCTCTGCCAATAAAGAGGAATCAGCATAGCGTTGTGAAAATTCTTGATATGTAAATGACCTATGCCGAAGCACTTGAGCCGCCACTCCCCTGGTAGTATTGATCTCCAGGGTCATATATGCCTGCTCAAAGATACTCCAGTGTTGATGCTTTACACAATACTTTAACAGACCAGAGAACTTTTCGTTTTCTTGATTAGCAGGATTGCTTACACGAGCACAATATGCCATGTGCTTCTCTGCGTCTGGAGTGACGCTAATTAGTTTAGTCGGGGTATCCGTCATCGTCATTAAAAATTTCTTCGTAGTCTGAGATGGGCGCATAGTATGAAGCAGGATCATCAAAGTTTTCCCGCTTGTCCATGTAAGCACTTGTATCAGAGAAAACCTCTGATTCAAGAGAGTCTACAAGCAGTTTGAGATTCCTCACTATGAGTTTCAATCTTTCTCTATCCATAAAAAATGGGAGGTTACCCTCCCATCATAACACTATTCAGTTAGTTTTGCAATTACTTGACGTAAGTGCGACCACGATAGCAGAAGGTGCCGTGAGTCTCTTTGGACTCTACACAACGCTGGTCATACTCAACACCACGATATGAGGTGTGGGCAATCTGTGCGTCATGAAGACGTGCTGCTTTCTCGATTTGGTTCTTGATTAGTGTAAGGGTGTTCATGGTAGTTACTCCTAAAGTAGTAGAGGGTTTTACTCCCCGTTCCTTCAGTCGTGTGCGTCCCCGTAGGGATGAACGATCCGTTCCGCGACCTACTTGCGTCCCACAGAGTGGGATGAACGACAGGTCTATTATAGACCTCATACATTATATAGTCAAGTAGTTTTGTATAACGTGATACCGTTTTAAAGAAACATTCCTTTGCTACTCATGTAGTGAATTGTTTCCTTCAAAGTTCCACGATGATTGAGACCGATAGCAATCTGTGGAAACTCTGCCATCTCTCCAAACTCTGCTTTGAATTGTTTGATAGTAAAGTCTTTGTCTAGATGGACAACTTTTACATTGTTGCACTCATTAAACTGAACACTATTAAGTAAACTTTCTGCTCTTTCGCACTCTTGACTACCATTACTGTAAATTACTGGTTGCATTGTTCTTCCTCATACTCAATTACAACTCGCTTATATTGCCTACCATTACTATCTACACAAGAGATATGTCTCAGTGTGCCATTAAGTTGTTCTGTAATTTCGTGCAGTTTCCACCATGGGAGTTCTTTTTCTTTTTTAGTCACAATGGATTACCATTCTTATCGAGAAGACCTAGTTTTTTGATGTGAGAAATGTTTGATCTCTCACGTTTTTTTATCTTCTTATACTCTTTGATAATTTTATCAATCTCTTTATTAGAGATATTGACCTTCAACTCACTTTCATCATCGGTGCGAACAAATCCAAGTCCACCATGACTCTGATCCTCTACAGTATCAACATAATCATTGATAACATCTTGAATCTCGTCTTTAATTAGTTCGTTAATTTGTTCTCGGAGATTCTCTTCATTCATTTTCTCTTCTTTTCTTTCTTTGGTTTTTGACCCCACAACTTGGGACTCACTGTTCCATATCCAAAATCAATTTTTTGAACAGAACCCTTTCCATACTTATCATAGTACATATCAAAGAGTTTAGAAACCTTACCACAACGAACAAGATCAAGGTGCTCTTTACCATCGACAACATACCAAATCAGACGGGCATCTGTAGGAAATGTTTTGTCATTCGCAGTGCTAAGAGTTGTCTTTTCCAAAAGAACCTGACAACTGTAATCAGATGGATTAATTTGATTGGATTCTGTTCCAAATTCTGCCATTTTTTCTTGTTCTTTTACAGCAACCGTCATGAGCGGTCCCCCCAACGAATGTCTGGAAATGCTTCGGCAACATTTGCTTGAGTTATCTTGTATTTAGATTGCAATTGTTTATCTTTTGTTAAGCATAAGATCTTTGCTTCCTCTGGGTGAAGACCTTCAAGCATCTGAATAAACATGGTTTCTCTACGGAGACCATTCAAAGTATCGTTGCCACCTTTTACAAAGTTGTAAAGATGCTTCCACTCTCTGCGAAGAGATGTGTGGTCAGTTCCAACTGGCACTTCATTCTCTTTGAAAGGAACTTCTCCGGGAGGAAGAACAGTGATGATACTATCATCAAAGTTCCAAATTAAAATAGCAGTAAGTGCATCATTACGATACTCCTGAAGCATTGCAACTTTCTTTGCATTGCTACGCTGTTTGCTCACGACCTCTAAGATCTCATGAACAAATGGATTGGGTGGAAGTTCTTGCTTGGTCTTAGTCTTCGTCGTCGTCTTCGTTGGACTCATAATAGTTTTCAAATCGTACAGCTAAAATTTCATCGGGAAGGACATTACCGTTTTCATCAAACATCTCTGGATGAGTGTAAACAGGTTGTGTTTGGAACTGGTGCTCCTTTGCTAACCATCCTACCACACCTCCTACAAAAAAGAACATGATTGAGACTAATGTTCCTATCGTCAGTGTTACTGCTAACATCTTCTGTCCTCCAGAGACTATTTCTTTCTGATGTCCAGATAGAAGTTCAGATGAAATACAATCTCTCTTCGGAAGAGGGAGACCATCTTTCCAAACTTTACCTGAAAAGTTTTTGGTGGTTCGGGTGGTTTTATCCTCCTTTTTCTTAATAGTAATTCAAATCCACGATTAATGTGGGTTTCCTGTTTATTTAGATTGCTTTTTCCTTCTTCCAGGTCTTCGGTCATTACTATACCTCTCTGCATCATCTATGAAACTTTGTAAGTAGTTTCTAATTTTTCTTGCTTCAGGTTTAGGAATGTGACCGTAACCCTCTCGCAATTGTTTGTGCTCATTGTCAGCACCACCTTTGAGATATTCATCTAACTCTACGATTGTATCGTTAAGTTCTTTTGTTGTTGAACTAGTGATGAATGAATCTATCTCATATTTTTTTGTTTTGTTGTCCTTGAGGTAATCATAGAACTTCAAATTCATTTGTCCCTCAAAGGCATTATCAATCGCATGTTCTATTAGATCGAAGATGTCGCTGAGGTTCTGTTCCATTAGACTAATTTCTGCTCCCTTAAATACTGAACTGTTTCGGAGCAACCTCCGATGGATGTTTCATTAACCAAAACTTGTGGAAATGTAGAACCATTTCCAAACTTTGAGTAGAACTCCTCTCTGGTATAGTCTCTGTTTAATTTATACACCACATGTTTTTGCTCTGCCAGTTGTAACACTTGAACGACTTTTGTGCAATAGGGGCATCCATCCTTTGAGTAAACTGTAAAAGTCATTTTTGTACTCCTTTCCAATCATTTTCAAAAATTTCCATACCTTTGTCGGTAAGAATGTGATCATACATCTGATCAAATACTTTGGGTGGCATGGTGCAAATTTCAGCACCATTGTACCAGGATCTAATTGCTCTTTGAATGCTACGAATTGAGGCAGACAAAACTTGAGTTCGCATCCCATGGATACGATACAGCTCAGAGATAGATCTGACAACCTCCAGACCTGCTACTGACTGGTCGTCTAAGCGTCCTACGAAAGGAGAAACGTATGTTGCCCCTGCCTTTGCTGCTAGGACTGCCTGAGCGGCACAGAAGATGAGTGTGACATTGACTTTGACTCCCTCATCAGAAAGTGCTTTACAGACCTTCAGACCCTCGCGTGTGCAGGGAACTTTGATAGTGGCAACATTGCCAAACTTTTGAGATAGTCTAGATCCCTCCGTGTACATCTCAACGAAGTTACCCATGACCTCCATGCTTATATCTTTTACCCCAATGTCTTTAATCTCTTGATAGACATCTTCAGGATTTTTTCCACTCTTCATAATGAGAGTGGGGTTGGTAGTAACTCCGTCTACCAATCCGGTTTCAAAATATTTTTTAATGATCTCAGTGTCAGCAGTATCTAAAAATATTTTCATTAAAAGGCAAATTGCTACGCCCCTTATATATCAGAAATTTTCCTCTTTGTAAAGGTCTTCTAGTCTCTCTCTTGTCAAATCAACATACATTACTTCTTCACCTGCTGTTGGTGCTTCTGGATGACGTTTCTGAGGTTTAGCATTCATCATTTTATTAATGCTCTGAATGTTTGCCCACATCATCGCAAAAGCACTACCAGCAATAACGGCAAAGCAAGTGAAGTAAACGAGAACCAAATACCCGTTCATGTTTTTAATCTCTTAGAAATTAGATAATCTATACTAAAGTTTCCTCCACCATTAAGGATGAGACATGCTGCCCCTCCCCAATAAAGACCCAAGAGTTCTAACAAATAAATGTTAAATCCAGCAGTGGCGATGGCGTGATAGATTGCAATCGTGATTGTTCCAAAGATTGCTAACGCACCAAATCTAACACCGAGTCCAATAATCAACATCCAACTTCCAATAATCTCAGAGAGTGCTGCGATGTATGAAAGAACAATGGGAAAAGGCAGATGCAATGGCCTTACAAATGCATCTGCAAAGTTCTCAATGTTGTCTAGTTTTTCATATCCGTGATGGATAAGAAGCACCCCGACACAAAGTCGGAGTGCAAGAAAACCAACAGACTGAATCATAATGCATTACCTCTAGGAAGAACTTCTTCTGGGAATACAAAATTCTCATGTGGTTGATCGACAGGTGCTAACCAAGCACGGAGACCTTCATTCAAGAGGATATTCTTGGTGTAGAAGGTTTCAAATTCAGGATCTTCTGCTGCACGAATCTCCTGAGATACGAAGTCGTAAGCACGAAGATTAAGAGCAAGTCCAATAATACCGATAGAACTTGTCCAGAGACCCATGACGGGAACGAAGAGCATAAAGAAATGCAACCAACGCTTATTACTAAAAGCAATACCGAAGATCTGTGACCAGAAACGGTTCGCAGTAACCATCGAGTAAGTCTCCTCCTCTTGCGTAGAGTCAAAAGCCTTAAAAGTATTTGCCTGCTCCCCATCTTCATAGAGTGTGTTTTCAACAGTGACTCCGTGAATGGCAGATAATAGAGCACCACCAAGGATACCTGCCACACCCATCATGTGG